AGTGCTGTTAGCATATGTCCCAAACGTATCACCTATACTCTTGTTTGCTGTAATCGTAGATGCGTTTGTAGTCACATTAGACTGAACCGTATTTAGGTTAGTATCAGTTGCAAAAGTGCTATTAGCATAACTGCCAAGAGTGTCTGAAATAGTCTTGTTAGCAGTGACGCTGGCAGAAGTAGCAAAAGTGCTGTTAGCATATGATCCTAGAGCGTGTACATTAGTCTGTACTGAGTCAGCATCTCCTGATCCAGAACCTGATCCAAAAGTAGCATTAGCGTAGGTAGCAAAAGAGTGAAGATTAGTTTGAACTGAGTTGGCAGGACCAGAGCCACCAGCGCCTGTAAATGTAGCATTAGCGTAGGTAGCGTAGGCATCTAAATTACCAGCAACTACATCGATACGAGAATTAGCACCACTAATACCAGACTCAAGGTTAGAAAATCGAACAGCTAAATTACCAGTGTCAGTCGCAAAAGAGGCTGTAGAACCTGAGCTATCATCTGTGATCTGAAGTGTGCCGCCTTCGTTAGATAGGCTCAATCCACCAAGATCAATCGTCTGAGCTGCGGCGAACACAGTTTTCCAACGATAGTTAGGAGAGCCAAGATTATAGGTTTGATCAGCAGAAGGCACTAGATTAGCAGCAACTACAGTTGTGTTGCCTGTGCTATCAGTTGTGAGAAATGCAGTTAGATTAGACTGCACGGAGTTGATGTTAGTATTAGCTGTAGAAGCAAAAGAGTGTAGATTAGTCTGAACTGAGTCAGCGCTGCCAGATCCTCCACCTCCAGTAGAGAACGTAGAGTTTGCATAAGACGCAAAGTGATGAATATTTGTATCGCCGCTTTCGACAATGTGTTGCTTAATATTAGCAACAGACATACGACGAGTCGCAGACGATTCTACATCTACGACTACAAGTTGGTCAGTATCTGTTAGATTGGCTACGCCTATCTGAGTGAGTTCAGATATTTTTTTATTGGCCATCCTCTACCTTTCTAGTCCATTAAACCTTTCATGAGTGATTCATAGTTATTGTTCACTTGAACCGCAACTGTAGGCTTTTCTTTCTTATGCACTGCTGCTTCTACTTCGTGAAGATGTTTCAGCCAATCTAGTAGATCTTTTTTAGAAAATACACCAGTTTCCATAGCGTCTTGCATTTTTTGATCGATCACAGAATTAATTAATGCGAGTCGCTTAACGCGATTTAAATAACCTTGGGTAACGAACACATTATCAATATAAGACTTTACCTCTTTCTTCTCAATAATTGCAGCCACTCGATCTTCGCTTAAGTCAAAGGTTTCTGCAATTTGAGTAATAGGTTTGCCAGATAGATACTCGTTAGCGACTGATAGAACGATTGGGTCTATAGCAGGAACATCAAGAGCTTTTTCAATCGCCTCTACAGTTGTTGTGGGTGAAATAACTTCTATTTCAGATTTCTTCATTTTTCTACCTTTGATTCTACTCTAATTTTTGCATGTACGCAATCATTAAATTTTTAGTTTTCTAATGTTAGGGGACTGCCGTCTTCGGCAAGAAGCTGTCCTACACCGTCTTCTAATAATAAAAATGAAGGACCAGTTGGACTATCAAGAATGATAAAGTCGCCGCCTTCTGTAAGTAAGAAGCCGTCACCACCCTCTAGTAGGATAAAGTCGCCGTCTGCGGCAAGACCGAGTGTTTCATAGTCATAGGTAATTTCAGCGGCAACATCTACAACTCCATATGGTTCAAATAAGCCTTCATCTGTACGAACTGATAGCACTCGTGATTCGACAATTGGTTGTGCGAATGAAGAGGTGCGTACATCGCGCAAACGATTTACTACACGTTCAATATCTTCTGCTAAATCTTCGCAGCTTTCAATAGAGTTGTCGCTCATCACATATCCGCGTATGTTTACACGAAATGTTTCATATATAACTCCACCACCAATATGCTCTCGAGTTAACCGACCTGTAGTAAAGCAGAGAGTGGGAAAGTCATTTATCTCTTGTAAAAACTTAAAGTCGCGAAAAACATTGTTATATAGCAAAGAGTTATAAGACGCTGCAGGAGGAGCGATAATAACTGTAGGTACAGAGGTAAATCCGCTACCACCGTCTACAATCTCCACCTCACTTACAGAGTCTTGGCCTGCTAACACTTTTGCTCGTAGTGATGCGCCTGTTCCGCCTCCACCACTAATAGTAACTTGAGGATTAGCATCATAGTTAGAACCGCCTCCTGTAATTGTTACAGCGGTGATAGCACCATCACCAATTGAAACTGTTACAGTAGCTCGACTGCCGCTATTGCTTCCAGAGATTAGTCGCAGTTGAGCGCGTAAAGCACTTAAGATTGTAGATTTTGCAGTAAGCGACGGCATGTACTAACCCCTATAACGCGTTGACGCGAAATTTTTCCCGTTTTTCATCATTTAACTCATCAATCCTTTTTAGAATGTCCCAAGTTTCTTTCCATCCACACACTTCATGCACCTTACAGTCTGGTCTGTCTCTCAGTGCCTCTGCAAGCGGATAGTCGTTTCCAGCCGCATCACAGCGATCTCCAAAGAATGTGACGCTTTCTCCATGAAAATGTTCTAGTATTTGAGACTTATCACTTCCACGAGCACTAATGTCTATTCCAGTCTCGCCTCCTACTCGCGCACAAACAGAAGGCCACTGGGATTCTATTTGAGAACAGAGCGCTTCGCGCTCACGTTGTTCTTTATCCCAGTTAAAATACTGAGTGCGCTCGCTTCCACGAGCCTCTCGACCAATAATAGAAAAGTTTAACATTCCAGGGCGTTCATCAAAGTGACGACCATATCTGTGCTTGTATCGAGAGGTGTACAGTTTATGTTCCAACCAAGTCCAAAGATCGTCAGGACACTTCCACTCACTACGTGAGAACGCTGTTCCTTTATAGTAGACGTCGTTTCCATTGCAGTTAAAACTATATATACACGAGTTTAAAATGAAATCACCTAGTTGCTCTCGCGTCTTCACAATATCAGAACCTGTTACTATCACACAGGTGTGTGTTCTACAGAATCGCGTAAACCACATTTGAAAACGAGAGTCGATGATCTGACGTGAGTCAGTCAGCGTTCCATCTACGTCAAATGCATATATCATGAGGATGCTCCTGCTTGAAACTCTAAATGCTTGCGTATTTCTACATCTGCTACTGCGATACGTAGTGCTGTAGAAGAGAAACGATGATCACGCTGGTTGAAATGGATTTCAATCGACCGATCTAAACAAATCTGTCTTCCCGTAAAATCTTTATTACGATACTCATCACCTAAGATACGTACATCTATTTTTCGCATTTGTAATATATCTTCTAAGTCAGACTCGTGTAAATATGGAATAATTTCATCAACATACTTAACAGCTTCAAGCTGAGTATAACGTTCAACTATTGTCTGAACAGGTTTATTCTTTTGCGGTCTATCAACACTTGGGTCAATTTGTAAAGCCGTAATTAGGTAGTCACATTGTGACTTAGCTTCTCTAAGCATTTCTATATGACCTGCGTGAAGTAGATCAAAAGTGCTAGCTGTAATTCCTACTTTCATGTCTCCCCCTCTTTTGACTATTATCTCTCTAATCTTTCTAATAGTTTTTTCATCGTATCAGTAGCAGTATGTGTAAAACATCTAGGAGCTATACTATGAATAACTAAAACAGGAACTAAGACTTGAAGCTTAATTGCTGTTCTTAAAGCTGATCTCATATGTTGTAGCCCTGATTCGTCTACTTCTGCTAAATGTTCTCTACATCTCTTACTAAACATCTTATATCCTCTGTAAAGCGTTAATGGAAAAATAAATAAATAACCCACAAACTATAGCCTCTCCATACGCAAAATCAAGCAATAGACCTAGCCAAAAAGTTAATCCTAAAGTCAAAGCTATGATTTTAAAATCTTGTTTTGCAGCATCCTCAGTTATATTCATATTTCCGTCTTTTTCTAAAAAAGACAACATCCACTTATTCATTATCTCTTAATGATAAATTAAATCTGCACCCTCGTCAAGCAAAAATTTCACATCAAAATAAAATGCAGGTTTTCAACGAAGCGAATTTGAAGCAAAAGTCCTAAATTATACCATCGGTGTTGGTTAACACAGGCAACTTTCTTAGATTTTTCCAAAAATTACCCTGTGAAAGGCTCTGGAGAAGGGCCCAGCGCGTCAATAAATTGACAAGTCCTCGGAACCGCCCCTATGCATGTGTCAAATTGTTGACGCATTTAACTGCATTTTTTTATATACACGGCTTTTTAAATGTGCGATAAATAATCATCAACAAGGGAGATAGACATGAAACGGATTAAACTTACATGGGCGCTTCGCGAGGCTTGCTTTACACGCGACAATTGGACTTGTCGCGCTTGTGGTCATCACGACACTGCCGGCGCTTCACTGCAAGGCGACCACATTGTGCCGGTGACCAAAGGCGGCAAGAATGAGCTGGGCAACCTGCAGACACTCTGCTCGGTTTGCAACAATGTGAAACAGGCTGTTGAAGTCAAACTGCCGATCCGCAAGGCACCTAGCATGACCCAGACGCTGGGCGAATATCTCAACATGGTGAATGAAAATCGCGAGGTGTTCCGCGTCACTGTGAAGCGCAAGCGGATCAAAGAAAACCGCAAGGCGAGGGCGTAAGCCCTTGCCCCGGGGCGTGGCTAACTCATTGAAAACATTGACAAATAAAAATGACAACTCATTGAAAACAAACGAAACTTTTTTTACACAGACCCTTGAAATTGTGCTATACAATACCTATATATAATAGAGAAGGAGAAAATACATGATTAAAAATATCTCAATCTTTGACCTTGACGGTACAGTCATTGACTCATCACATCGCCAGATGGTAAAGCCTGACGGCACACTCGATCTTGCTAAATGGTTTGAAAATGCAACGCCAGAAAAAATCTTTGAAGATAAGGTTTTGCCACTGGCAACACAGATCCGTCGTCGCCAAAAAGCAGGCGATTTTACCATTGTCTGCACTGCTCGCAATATGCAGGATGCAGACTTTGAGTTTCTAGCATCTGAGGGCATTTGTCCTCACAAGATTGTATCGCGTCCTGCTGGTAATATGTTGCCAGATGGTGAATTGAAAAAGCGTCAGCTTGGCTCACTGTTCAATCTAAAGCAATTTCAAAAAGCCTCTAAGGTTATGTTTGATGATGCCGCAAGCGTTCGCGCTTCGCTTCGCAAAATTGGGATTGCTGTTATTGATCCTGCTAAAATAGAGGATAAAATTCATGCTTAAACTTTTCATAGACTATCCCATCGGTGCGTCAATCTTTACCACCGCCTTTTTAGGTTTTGGATCGGTTGGCCTTAATCTGATTTGCCGATATCTCGGCTTTGATCTGTTTCTGTTTGTTCTGCTACTGTTAGGGGTTCGCTAATGTTTGGAATTGTTGGTTCGCTGTTGGTTATTGCTCAAATGGCTTTGTTGTCTTTGGGTGCGCCTACTCACACCGCTATGCTGTTTGGATTGCTGGCGGCTGGCTGTTGGATATTTCACGCAATAGAGCGCAAAGATCGCGCGTTGCTGTTTGTAAATCTTGCGGTTGGAACTTTTGCTTTTGTGGGACTGATGCCATGAAACTAATACTAAAAGGAAAATCGCGGCATGGAAAAAATCGCATTGCCGCGTTTGGTTCTCGCTTTGTGATCAAAGAGATTAGGCCGCAGATTCACACCATCACGCATCGGTCATGTGTTGGGCCGTTTGCTTTTCTGGAATCACTCGACACGCCCAATGCTGGCCGCTGGATATCACTAAAAGATGATCCAGATTTTGAAGTGATTACAAGCACTTAGCCGGCCGCCGGGGCGTCTGCTAGCCTATTGATTTAATTAAATAATTCCTTACTATTAGCACCGCCTGGAACAAATCGTGAACAGAACAAAGCACTAACCTCTTGATATCATTCGGAAATAAAAATGATAAGTCACTGAAAACATTAGAAACTATTTTCGTTCTACCCCTTGACTTTTGCACTAAGAATGACTATATATAATATATAGAAAGAAACATTAACCTTAACAGAAAGAATAAAAAATGAGATATTCTACAAAAATTGCTAAAACACTTTTCAATAACGGTTTCACTCTTAAATCTGCTGAAGCTGTTTTAATTTCAGAAATTTTCAAAATTGTTTCTAAAGATTTTGAGACTAAAACTCAAATATCATTCATCATGAATGATCCAGATTTTATTTCTGATGTGCTAGATGATCTAGCATAACTCAATAATTTCAATAACTTACAAGGTCGCCGGGGCGCCCGCTAACTATTTGAAATCATTGACTTTTTTGGCACTATCTGGCGCGCAAATATTTTCTAAAATTAACTCAACAAAGCAAAATTATTTCACGTCTGACTGTTGACTTTTAGGTCTAGATACATTATATATATATTAGAAAGTGAGGAAAGAAATATGATTACATTTTACACTGCTGGAAAAGTTTGGCACAACGAAAAATTTCAGGCTCTGCGTAGCAAGGGTTTTCCTGTCAAGGCTCGTTGGATTGATCTTGATAATGAGAGCGATTTTGTTCTGAACCAAAAAGATCAGCTTTGGAAGCAATGCTTTGAGGATGTTCGCGATAGCGATTTTGTTCTGCTGTATTGTGAGGATGACAGTGAAGAACAACGCGGCGCGTTGGTCGAAATTGGAATGGCTTTTGGTTTTGATAAGCCAGTCTATGCTGTTGGAGCTTGTAAGACTATCAAGCCAAATAAAATCTCTGATGTGGCATTTACCCACTATGAGAGATTTCACTGGTTGCCAACTAATGACCTTACTAAAGGTGCCATGATGGCAATGGAAATTGAGCGCAAGAAAGCGCAGATGATCGCAGAACTTGGATTGGAGGTTGCGTAATGAATCGCGTAGCAGCTTTCACCTTTGGATTGGAGGAACTCAAATTGACTAAGACTGAAAAGAAAATTGAAAAGCGTATTCGCTTTGGTGGTTTCACCTCTGGCGCTGATCTCAAGCGTGCACTTAAAATGCTGCGTGCTATTCAGCGTGCTCGTCAGGAACTCGAAGCTAGAAAAGCAAAGGAGCTTGTCTAATGCCTTATATTCCACAAGATCGTCGTGGAGAAATCCACAAAGAGCTGACTGAACAAGGTCACTATTGGACACCTAAAAATGCTGGTGATCTGAATTATCTTGTGTCAGTTTTCATGGACAACTTCATCGCAGAGAATGGTTGTCGCTATACCTACCTAAACGAAATGGTGGGTGCGCTAGAGTGTTGCAAGCTAGAACTCTATCGCCGACTAGCGGCACCTTATGAAGATGAGGTGTTGGAAGCGAATGGGGATGCCTATACAGTGTGTCCTCAACGCGAATCTGAATACTAGGAAAGGTGGGGCAGATTCGCCCCATCATTTCAACCACTTAGCTCGGCGCCGGGGTATGCGGGCTAAGGTATTGTAATGATTCAGTTTTTTCGGGCGTGTGACATAATTGCAACACTAGTCTATAAAAATGCGATTAGATGTATTTTTTTATTGACTTTCTGTAGTTATGTATGCTATAACTATATCAGAAAAGGAGAAATGAAATGAAACTTTGGCGTGATATTTTGTTTGAGAAACTCTGTGATCTTGATGCTGATAACTGTGTTATTGTAGCAGAGAAGATCAAGAATGATGATGATTTAGCTGTTATGCCACAATTGTGGGAACTTGTTAATTGGCTCGAAGATAGAGCTGTTGAACTTAGAGAAGAGGAATATGAAGATGAATAATAAAGTTTGGATTGTGTATGATGCTCATGACGAGCAGGTCGATATTTGTGCAGACGAGATGACTGCATATGCTGTTAAAAAGCACTATGATTGGAAGTTTATCGAACCTTGTTATGTTCGTGAACAATCGTTGACAACTCGTGAAGATGTTGAAAGCATTGTCGTGTTTGAACCAGAATTTGACGATGTTGATGATGTAACTTTTAGCGTGGAGGTGCGTTACGATGCCTAGCAAAACTGGAAGAAATCCTGTGGGTAAGGGTCGCCGCAAGATCGGCTCACAAAAGCGCAAGAATAGGCGTAAGAACCGAAAAGGCAAATAAAATCAAAGACTTGCCAGACCCCGGGCCCGCGCCCGTAAGTCATTGTTTTTATTAGGTTTTTCTGTGACATTTATGCAACACCCACTAAATAAAATGAATAAAGAGCGCATTTTTTTCTTGCAATCTCTTGAAAACTAGTCTATAACTACCTATATATAAAGAGTCAACAACACAAGGATGAAATCTGTGGCTAACTATATTATCTCTATCAACGATGGCAAGTCTACTCTGTTCAAGTCTGGTTGGACTGGCAATCACCGTTTAGATGCTGACGGTTTTCCAGAAGGTCGCTTCAAAGAATTTTTGCGGTCTTATGGGCGTGAGGGTTGGACTGTCAATTTTCACAACTGTTTGGTGCTGGATGATGATCGCAAAACTTATTTGGTCGAACAGCTATCGCAGATTATGATGGCACGCAAAGGTCTTGATTATTTCAAGGTGCATTCTGATGCGCTTGCTGTTGGCATCAAATCTGGTTGGACTGAAATTTTTGCGGTGTCACTAAATCAAATTCGTGGCTATCAAGGAAAGGCGGTTCAGATATGCAAAAAACTCAACTGGAATTTTCGCAAAATTCTGAACTACATTAGATCATTCTGTCGGCAACATTTTGGGAGCGACAATTATGCAGAATACAAATACGGCGAAAAAGTCTATCGCACAACGCCCTTTAATCGTAAGAAGCAAAACAGGCGTTCATAGACTGCACAACGATCGAAATCTAGCAATATTCAAAATGAAGGGAAAAGCAAATGCTGAACATTCAAAATCTTCGCGTTGACGAAATCGAAAACTTGACTGATGACGAACTGCATGAAGCGGTTGCGCTGTTGGAAAATTCACAACCCTCTGAGCGTCAGGCGATGCTCTTGGATCGTGCGCTAGACGAAATTGATTTTCGTTTTGATGCTGATGATGGTCAGCCAGATTGGGCGCAGGAATGGGAAGATTTTGGGGAGGTTTATGACGATGACCCAACTTACATTTAAGCGCGTATTGGTTGGCCTTTATTTGGGCTACTCAATCGCTACCGATACCATCATTTGGGGTGGCGCTCTCTATCTGTTGTTCAAGGAGATTTTTTGATGAACAATTTTCGCATTTGATATCAAGCACTTAGCGGGGCCCCCGGCAGCTGGCTAACCCTTTGAATTCATTGACAAAATGTGTTGCATAATTACAACACCTCTCAGCTAAAATCACTTCACACTGCATTTTGTGCTTTACTTTCTAGAAAAAATCGTTTATAACTTATATATTAAATCAGAGAGCGTTAAGAAAGGCCATGTGGCTAGTCCTGAAAATGGAAACCTCTCTTAGTCATAAGGATGTTAAACATGACTGAAAAAGCTGTGAACTACTCACCAGAACTTACTCAAAAAGCTGTCTCTCTTTATCAAGAGGGTTCAAGCGTTGATGACATCGCAGAAGCGATTGGCAAGAGCGTCCGTTCTGTTCGCTCAAAGCTGGTTCGTGAGGGCGTTTATGTCGCTCAAGCGAAGCCAAAAGCTCGCAAGGCTGATGAGCCTACCAAAAAGGAAATCATGATCGAGCTTGAAAAGGTCGTTCCATTTCCAACTGATGGTCTCATGGGTGCGACAAAGGATTGCTTGAAAGCTATCCTGTCTCATTACGAGCAATAACAAAAGGGGGTGAAATTCCCCCTAAATTCAAACACTTACAGCCGCCCGGGCCGCGCCTGCTAACCCATTGTTTTTATTGACTTTTTTTATTGCATTTTGTCGAAAGCAGAACAGAATTAGTCGCATAGAGACAAGCAAACCTTATTTTTTGTGATATATTAATCTCATGATGAAGAAAGCAAAGAAGATCAACCGAAATCCTGTAGCACGAGCGGTGAAGACAATTCGCCCACAGGTTGTTGTGTCCAAGAAGGCCTACAACCGCAAGCGTGTGAAAAGGATCAACCTGTCAAATTATTGACTTGACTTTTGGTTATTTTTATGCTATCTTCTATCTATACAATGATGTTCAACTCTAGACATAAGGATGAAATGTAATGTCTGAAAAAGCTGTAAACTATACCCCTGAAATGACCGCTAAGGCTATCGAACTCTATGAGGGTGGCACTGCCATCGACGATATCGCTGAAGCGATTGGAAAGACTGTTCGGTCTGTGCGGTCTAAACTGGTTCGTGAAGGCGTCTATGTCGCTCAGCCAAAAGCGAAGGCGCGTAAATCTGACGAGCCAACTAAGAAGGAATTGCTTCGCGATCTCGAAGAAGCTCTGCCTTCTGACTTTCCCATCGCTGGCATGATGGGTGCTACGAAGGAAGCTATTGTTGCCTTGATGGGAGTCGTCAAGAACTAGCTTTCGCGAGAGAGGCGCAAGCCTCTCTCATTCCCTTTTTCTTTTACTGGAGGATGCTCTATGCTTATTTTCAAAACTTCACCGATCACTGGTAAAACTGTCTCTCGCGAGATCGACGTTGAACGTCGCGATCTCGAGCGGTGGGAGGCAGGAGGCATCCTCATACAGGATGCATTCCCTCACCTGTCAGCGGATGATCGAGAGTTCATCCTGTCTGGCATCACACCAGAGGAGTGGGATGAACACTTCTCTGATGAGGATGACTATCCTGATCAAGACCACTATGATGAGCTGGATGAAGCGATCTGGCGAGATGAAGACCGAATAAGTCAACGATTTCAATGACTTAGCGGCGGGCCGGGGGGCCTGGATTTTTTAATGATTTCAATGCGTTAGAGGTGTGACATAATTGTCACAGCGATCAGCTAAAATACGAGATAAAGCTGTTTTCTTATTGACTTTTACTATTTTTTCATGGTATAACTATATCAGAAAAATAAATAAGGAGACAATCTTGAAAACTGTATTCATCTTCGATCTTGATGGAACTCTAATTGATTCTGAACATCGCACGCCTCGTGATGAGAACGGTCGTGTAATTCTAGAAGAATGGTTCAAACTAGCAACGTGGTCTAATATCAAAAAAGACACACTGCTTCCTCTTGTTCGCTTGTTTCGTTTTCTGAAGCGCAAGCATTATCCGCTGATGGTTTGCACTGCTAGAACTCTATCAGATGCAGATAGACGTTTCTTAGCTGAAAATGCTATTGGCTGTGAAGTGATACTGTCTCGTCCAAAAGGAGACAATCGTCCAGACGGTCAACTCAAGCGTGAGATGTTAAGCACCTTTTTCCTCACTCGTTGGAAAGACTACAACAAAATCATGTTTGATGATAATCAAGAGGTGTTAGATGAAGTCGCTAAGATTGGCGTCAACTGTCGAGACGCTATCAAAGCCAATAATCACATGGAGGTAACATTTGCTAATGGCTAAACAAACTCTAGGAACTAAAACAGGAACTTGCACCGTTTGTGGCATCAACTGCTGGGATGATGGCAAGCCTTCTATTTGGCCTTGCGGCGTTAAATCTTGTCCATATGAGAGCGCTGAACAGCAATCTCGAATTGGTCTAGACTATCAGCGTTCAGATATCGGAAATGCACATCAACTTACGATTTATGAAAGCTAATCAATGACTTAGCAGGCCCCCGGGGCCCAAATAAGCAAGAAAAACAACGCGGTGTGCGCTACCTTTGAACCATGAAAATGCAATTAATTCAGGTGGTTGGAGAGCAAGGTTAATCCACGCTTTCAACTTAGCGACCATTCTTCATCCAATTTCTTAACTGTGCAGTGTAACTGCACCAGTAGTAGTTCGACGATTGTCAAGTAGAAAGTAGATGCGATTCGTAGTAGATGACCAATTAAATGTAAGTCTATTAATGCGCCGGCATAGTAGTAGATCTACTATTTAAAAACGTCTGGTCGAAAAACGCAGCGCCGGCATTTTAGCACAAGTCCCCTCTCGTTGTCAAGTAAAAAATGAACGCAGCGGCTGTCTATGTGCAAGTCTTGTTAATTCTCATGGTAGTATAGCTGCGCGTCTACTTTCATTTTGTGATTGCACAGTGCCGTTATTTGTGGTACTCTCTATCTACGAAATGAGAAATTTCAGGCAGAAAAAAGCGGCCACAATCTACGGCCAGCGGTGCAATCTAAAGACACTTTTCACTTGCTTGTTAGAAAAAGATTTGATATTATCTATATAGAAAATGAGGGAAGGGAACGCCTCGTGACTGTTTCCCATCACGTTTTGTCATAAGGAGATGAATATGGCAGAAGTATCTAAGCAGCCTAATTATACGGCTGAAATGACTGCTCAGATCGTTGAGCAGTACCAGAACGGCGTTGAGATCGAAGATATCGCTAACTCTATCGAGAAGTCGGTACGGTCTGTTCGTTCTAAGCTCGTCCGTGAGGGCGTGTATGTAGCTAAGCCTAAGGTCGCTGCACGTAAGCAGGATGGTCCTACGAAGAAGGAACTCCTGCGGGATCTCGAAGCTACTGGCTTCGATGTAGCAGGCTTTGAGGGTGCTACTAAAGATGCACTTGTGCGTCTGATGGGCGTAGTCGCCCAATAAAGGGGGAACTGAGGGGAGTGTATGCTCCCCTCTTTTTTTATGCAAAGAATTCCTCTCTCGCGCACTACGTGCGCTCGCAAAAAGACGAAGTCTTAAAAACTCAAGTCATATTTTGCATGTAGTCATCCCTCCCTCCTCACCCTTATATCATAACATATCAACAAACCGTTCGGCAAGTACACTGTCGGCGCACTTCGTGCGCACGCAGTAAAATATTGTAAAAATATGCGTTATTTGGTAAAAAATCATAAAAAATAGCAAAAATGCATAAAAAACGGCAGTTTTTACTAGTATTGCTGTATATCAAAAATGGTAATTTTTGCACCCTCACAACCAAAAAAATAAACGACGAACTTGCACGCTGCGCCACCGTTGCGAACTCCGTTCGCGGTTGTTTTGAACTATCATTGAGATAAAACCACTGATCCTCCAAAGTCGGATCAGAGAGAGTGTTTAGTATATTTATTATCTCAGTAATGAAGAGTAGACGCTCCGCGTGAAGATTCAAAGCGTTTGTATACTCATAGTAGTATATGAACGAAGTTCATAACGCGTTGTAACAACAGAGATGCAACTTCGTTGCCTTGCGTAGTTACAATAACGCGTCGAAACATAGTGGTCATCTAGTGATCCCAGTGTGAAGCTCCGCAGCACAGCGTTCAACAAGTGCATTCCCTACTTAGTTTCTTTTAAACCCAATAGTAGAGTAACAGAAATTTTGAATCAGTGCAATAGTTTAAATTTGACTATGCATTGCATGCTACGGCAAATGCAGTCAATAATATTTCATATAGTAGTGCATTTTCTATTTTTAAGAAGTGCACGGCAGGTTTGATCGTAGATCAAACGCGTCAGACTAGTACGATCCATTTCTAAAATTAAGATTGGACAGACATAGATAAGTGTGCTATGCTAGACGAAATGAAAGGACTAGCATGAGCACACAATCTGGAAAGCGACTACGCATACGTCGTGGAGACGGAACACGAATACTTGCAAATGGCGAACTCGAGTTTGACTATGTTAACTCTAAACTAAGAGTTGGCGATGGCAGTAGTGTGGGCGGTATCAGCATAGCCGGTCAAAGCGGATTTACGCTCACTCGAGTTAGTGCAGGATATGTGTTTCCAACTCCAGCTGTGCCTGGAGCAGACTGGACAGGTACAATCACAGAAAGCATTATTCGTGATAGCGATGCAGGTGCAGTAGATTACTTTGGTAGAACAGTTGGAGTCGCTTCTGAAGCAGATGTTGTAGCTGTAGGTGCAACGGGATGGGATCCTTATGGTTCTGTAGTCGTCTTTAACAAATCTGGAGGTTCTTGGTCTCAAACTACACGCCTTCAACACTCAGATGCTGCTACCTCAGACCAACTTGGTTATTCACTTGATATCAACTCTGATGGTACATATGTGATCGCAGGCAATCCATGGGATGATGACCTCACATCAGGATTCAACTATACCAATCAGAATCTCGGATCTGCGTACGTCTTTTACTATAATGGAAGCTCTTGGTCTCAGCAGGCGAAGTTGACTGACGGGTCAGATCGTGGTACAAATAACTTTTTAGGGAGCGACGTTGGACTAAACTCAGACGCCACATATGCAATAGTTGGAAAACAGAACCAGGGTGTTGCATTTATCTTTACTCGTTCAGGTACATCTTGGTCACTACAACAGAAGCTTTCTCCTTCTGATGTAAGTACAGCAGATTATGGAGGAGCAGCAGTTGATATTAATGCAGATGGCACATACGCTATTGTAGGTGCGTATGGTGTAGAAGAAAATTCTAATCTTAACGATAATAATGGAGCGGTTTATGTCTTTACTCGTTCAGGATCTACTTGGACTCAACAACAGAAGTTAACAGCATCTGACTCACAAGCAGGTGATCAATTTGGAATTGAGTGCTCAATATCAGACGACGGAGATTATATAGTTGTTGGTGCTCTTGGTGAGGACGGAGGCAGTGGTGATCCGACGAGTGCGTCAGGAGCCGCTTATGTTTTCTATCGTTCAGGATCAACATGGTCTCAACAAGCAAAGTTAACAGCCTCAGATGCACAAGCAAACGATCAATTTGGGCACTCAGTTGATATTAGTGGAGACGGTACACGTGTTGTTGTAGGTGCTTATCTTGAGGATGGAGGCAGCGGTGATCCAGCTAGTAATTCCGGCGCTGCTTATGTATTTAAGCGTGATGGCACTAGCTGGACGGAAGAAAAGATAATACTTGCATCTGACGCACAAGCAAACGATAAATTTACTGAGAGGGTTAGAATTAATAAAGCAGGAGACACAATTATTTCTGGTGCTGATCAGGAAGACGGTGGTAGTGGTGATCCACTCACTAACGCAGGCGCTGCTTACATATTTGAAGTATAGAAGGATAAAAAATGCCAAGTATTAAAATATTACGTGGAAATACCTCATCAATTGCAAATCTAACTGTATCGCGAAGAAGAGCAGCAGGACAACAAGTATAAGGAGAGTATGAATGGCCGCAATTCCAATTAGAATCGCACGTGCAAATGCATCTGGAATGGCAAACTATAGTGGAAGTTCAGGTGAGTTAGTATACAACTATAGCACTAACAATCTTCACTTTTTTACGAACACTGCGAATGTATACTACACCTCCTCTGTTCCTGTAACTTACTACTATCAAGGCACTGTTGCTGCATATTCAGGATTAGGGTATACAGCTGTCCCTACACATGTCCCTAAACGAGTCAATGTCAATCGCATGCCTTTTGCTACTGATACTGACTTTGCAGATACAGGATATAATTGGGAAAGCTGGTCAGATGGTGTCGACGCTGGCTCTATGGTAACGCATAGTTCAGACACTGATGCATATATGTCAGGAGGAGTTCCTTCATCATATCGAGATCATGTTCAAAAGTATTCTTTTGCTAATAATGCAGATGCTACAGACCATGGAGAACTTAGTATAGTAGCGGGAGGTGTTTATATGGGTGGAACCTCTCAAGCACAGCCGCACTCTTCTCAAACGCACGCATACTATGCGGGTGGCTACAATTTCCTACAAAATCCTACCACTCTATATGCTCCAGGAGGCACTAATCAGCCAAATGCCTATAATACAACCATCATTCGTAAATGGCCTTTTGCTGCTGGAGTAACAGGCAACGCGGTTAAAACTGGAGACTTAACTGCAAACCAACAGCACGGCGATACATCTAAAGGCAGCCTTCAATCACTTGAACATGGCTATGTTGTAGGAGGAATTGGTAATCCTCCAACAACTCCTTACTACTCATATGATCAAGATCGCTATCCTTTTGCTTCTGATGAGAATGCTACAGATGTAGGAGAGTATAGTGGAAATGTCCTATCAGAAGGAGCAAGATTTTCTAGTGAAACACACGGCTACTATGCAGGAGGAATAAGTGGTCATCCAGGAAGAGATACTATTTTAAAGTTTGCTTTTTCTTCTTCTTTAAGTTTTACTGATACAGGAGAACTAACAGGACCTGTTGGCAGAACAGGAGGAACAGGAAGTACAGTAGCTGGATATGTGATAGGAGGAAAAATAGGATCTAGCGATAACACAAATAGAGTAAATAAAATACCTTTTGCCAACGATACCTCTGCAATAGATGTCGGTGACTATGTATTTCCAGGATATTGGATAGTATCAGGTATGCAAGATTAAAAACAGGATAGC